CTGAGCGGACGGCGCGGGAAGCGGCGGGACCCCGTACGGCAGCTCTTTGAGGTTCGGCTCGGCCTTCGCGGCGCCCAGCGGGGTGATGGACAGCGGGACCATGTTGGATTCCTTGCGCTGGTCCAGCGTCATCGGCGCCATGTTCCGCTTCGCCCTGGCCTCGGTCGGGGTAATGACCTTGCCCGCCAGGTATTGGACCGTGGTCTTGGCCGAGGTCTCCGCGTCGGTGCGGAGCAACGCTTCGGTGTCGAACTTGACGAACGCCGCCTGTGACATCAGCGGGAACATGGCATCCTCGATGCGCTTGAGCCACCACGCCAGCGAGAACGTCAAGAACTCGATCGACCGCATCTCCACGCTCGCGTAGGTCATCGACCCTCCGGCGGACCCGCCGACCATCTCCGGTGGCACCCCGAAATACCGGGCGATCTGCGACACGTTCGCGCGCTGCGTCTCCAAGAACTGCGACTCGTTCGGGGTCACCCCCAGCGCGTGATAACCGAGGCCGGCGCCGAGCACGATCGGCTCCCGGTTGCGGGTGGCCGCGAGCAGACGCTCCTTGATGGTGGTGGCCTGCGTCTGGTTGATCTCCTGGTCCGACGTCAGGACCGCCTTCGGGATCCCGCCACCATGGAAGAAGTCGCCGGCGAACTTCCTCGAACTGATGTCGATGTCGATGGTGGCCGCGGCGAAGGAGATCGGCGACAAGCCGACCTTGGCGCCCGGCAGGGTGAAGCCGCGCATGTGCCACATGTTCTGCGGCGGGATCACCCGCTGATTCGCGCCGTACTTGTAGACCAACTCCCCGGTGTCGGGGTCCGGGTCGGCGTTGACCGCGTCCGGGTTGAGGATGCTGACCTGCGTGGCGTTGCCGTTGCCATCGCGGTCGGTGATCTCACCGAACACGTTGCCCCGCATGGTCCCCGAGACCATCAGCATGTGCAACCACTCGGACTGCGTCATAGTCGGGCTCGGTGTGGTGATCAGCTTTGGATCGGTGACCCGCATCGGAATGTCGCCCTGCATGCGGAACGTTTCCAGCGGCAGCATCGACACGCTTCGGGCCAACAGGCTCACGCACGACCACACGGTGGACACCTGCAGTGCCTGGTCCGGGTTGCTCGCCACGTTCGTCGCGCCGTTGACGTCGGTGCCGCGGATCGGGGAGATGATCGGCTCGCCGGTCCACCCACCTGCGGCGCGCTTCTCGCGAACACCACCACCGAAGAGGATTCCCACCGGGTTACCTCCTCGGGTCAGTCAGTCGGTCGGCGAGTAACAGGGCACCAGCGGTGATCAGGGCGGCCGGGACGGACCACAGCGCCACCCCGGCGGTGATCAGCACGCACGCCACCACCGCGAGGGCGACCCGGCCACGGAGGACGAAGAAGGCCAGGAACGCCACCAACGCCGTGACGGCCACCTCTTTGACCCGCCTCACCACACGGATGCTGCGACGTCTTTGACCTCGGACGCTTTCACCGAGTACCCCCACAGTGCGAGCGTCACCGAAACCAACGGGGTGATGTCCACTCCGCTGGTGTAATCCCACGCCCAGGCGCCGGCCATCGACTTGGTCGTCGCCCGGCCCACCGCAACGGTGAGAGGCTGCTGGTCGATGTGCCACAGCTTGTGGCCCATCACCGCGTCATAGAAGGCGCCGCAGCCCTGCACCACCGCCGTCGTCCCCGGTTGCATGGCTTCGATCCCCACCGCCGCGAGGTCCGGCAGCAACGATCCTGCGGGCGAGCCCGGCCGAATCACGATGCCCAGCGGGTTCCACGCCGCCTTCCGCTCCACCAGCCACGGGACCACCCACGACGAGTCGGTGTTCGGCCGGTACTCGACGACCTCCACGTGATAGGCGCCGTCCTCGCGGAGCCCCGCCACCGAAATGGCTGTGGTCGAGCGGTCGCCCGTCATGTCCACGGCGAACACCATGCGGCTGTGCAAACGGCTGTCTAGATCTTTCTGCGCGTTCCAATCGTTGGCCGAAATTGCCACCTCGACCGTTGCGGGCGGGCGCCAGATCCCCAGACGTTCACGGCGGAAGCGGTCCTCGGTCATACCCGGGCGCTCCACGAGCTGGATGAAGTCCAGCCCCAACCGGCCGCACTCGACCCCCGGGTTCGAGGCGAGCAGGACCGCTTCGTCGTCGCTGTCCGCGTCATCCGGGCCCGACCACTCCCGGTACATCAGCCGCGGCTCATTGCCGGCGATGCCACGCTCCCGGATGGCGGCCAGCTGCTCGGACGAGTCCATGCCGGCGCTCGACACATACCAGACCTGCGGGTTGCTCACCGCGCTCAACGTGGGCAGCAGGTCCGCGATCATGTCCGGGTCGAGGTCGTACGCCTCGTCGAAGATCATGGTGTCCCCGGTGAAACCACGACCCGATCCACCCGAGCGCGCGAAGAAGTTCAGCCGCTCACCGGTGGTCAACTCGATGCCCGTCTCCTCGTTGCTCTGCCGGTACATACCGCCGACCGGCGTGCCCGAGCTGTCGTGCTTACCGCCGGTCAGCTTGTGGAGTTCGGGGGTCTGGCGCACCAACTGTTTGATGCGGCGAAACATCGTCTTGGAAGTGTTGTGGGTGGGGATGAAACCCCGCCCGACGACGTACAGCGACGACTCGTGCGCGACCGTGATGCACCGCGTCGGACGGGTCGGGACCGGCGACACCGCGACGATCGCGTTGTAGTGGGCGCGCGTAACCCCGATCTGTCGCTGCTGGACCCTCGCCGACTTTCGGGGCATCCCGAACGGGGTCACCTGCTGGCACGCGGTGAACTGCACCCGGTACATCGGCCCGGCGTCCCGACCGTTGAGCGCGGCCCGGAACTCGCGCAGCGACGCCTTGTAGCCCAACGACCGGACCAGCGACGCCACATCATCCATGAGCGCCCGCTTGACCATTGTGACCACGATTTGCGAGCCCGACACAGTGCCGTCTGTGTCCATGACCCCGGCGAGCAGCTCTCGGCGCTGCCGCTCCGAGGCGAGCTGGTAGGCCGCGGGGATGTGCTTGTGCCCCAGGAGACCGTCCGCGATGAGTCGAGAGCGGAGCCCGTAGATCCCGACATAGAACACGCAGCCGGGTCTGCGGCGATCTTCAGACACCCGGTACGTCTCGCCGAGCGCGTCGAGCCGGGTCAGGACGTAGCCGAGGTCCTCGGCGCCGACTGTCAACCGGCCGCCGTTGGTGTCGCCGTCCCCGAGCCACGCGCCGAGCAGCCACGGGTCGATCGGTAGCGGGGTCTCGACGCCGGTCAACGGCGCGGGGAGGTCGACGCGGAATCGATAGGTTCGCCGGTCCCGACCCGTCCGAGGGGCCACGGCCGCGGTGCCCTCCGCGGCGAGCACCGCAGTGGTCACGACTCGCACCGCGCCCGACAGGGTGTCCGTGACCTGCCACAGGTGCTCAGCGTCGGCGACGACGGTCTGCCCGTCCGCGAACGCCACCTCGTAGCAGGGTCTGCCGTGGCGTACGGGGTGCGCGGTGACGACCTTCGTGAGTTGGCCGTCCGGGGCGAACACCTCGTCGCCGTCCCGCAGCTCGCCCATCGTGGACCAGCCACTACCCGTCAGAATCGGGGTAGCAACGTCGAGAGCCTTGAACTGGTGGGCCGAATAGATCGACTGCGCGTCCCTCGTCAGGAACAAGGACGCGAGCTGTCGGGCCTCGATGATGGCGCCCTTGCCGTTCTGGCGTGGGACGACCAGCCCGACTTCCAGCGCCGCCCACTTACCGCCGACTCGCCGGTTCAGCGAGTCCTTCAGCACGTCCGCTTGCCAGGGATCCAGGTGCAGCCCTGCGTAGTCGGCAAGGTCGACGGCGTCACCGCCGAGGGAGCCATCGAAGAAGGGCGGGGTACTAGCGAGCCGAGGTGTCCGACTCTCGGTCGGCCTGGCGAGCAGCGAGCTTGTCAAGGAAAGTCCCTCCTCCCTCTGCTGTGATCGTCGAGCCCAGTTTCGCGGTGCCCAGGTGGGCGAAGATGGTGCGCAGCGCCAGCGCCTGCTGCCGAGACTCCGACAGCGCGCCGTCCATCACGATCGACACGTCCTGGCCCTCGACCTGCTCGGCCAACTTCACCCACTCGGTGCGCCGGCTGCGCAGAATCCCGTCGAGCTTCTCCAACCGGTCCACGATCCGGCACGCCTCGGCGACAAGCACCGCGGTGGCGGGATCGAAGGTGCGGTGCTCCGACAGCTCGGTCCACAACGCCTTACCGCGGGCGCTGAGACGAGCCGGTCTGAGCAGCGGTGAGGAAGTATGCACAACCACCCCCGTTTTATGCAGTCTGACCTGCGGTTCTGCGCGTTCCAGGGCAGTCTTGGCCGGTTTGGAATGTGCTGGGGAGAGAAACGAGGCTGCTGCGTGCAGTCACAGCGCCGTCGCGTACCAAAAAACCAAAGCGATGGCGAAGTTGAGCCGTCTCACCGTTGCTCTGCATATTTATGCATGGAACGCGATGGTCAAGTTGCCAGGTACCCGGCGGTCCGGCGGGTGCCGGGTGGCAGGTGCCGGGTGGTTGGCTTCGTTGGTGGCTGTGCCTTGCCTACCTGCCTGTCGGTCAGCGCCCGTGTCTGTCCGACAGCGCGTGCCTACCACCGCCTGCTGGTGAGCAGGGGTGCCGCGGGTGTCCGCTTGGCTGCCCTGAGTGTGTGGCCGTAGGTGGCACCGGCGGAGCGGTTGCAGTGCCGGTGCTCCAGTGCGTCGGGCAGGGCGCCACCACCACGTGCCCGCTCCTGGCCTTCGGGGTGGCCACCGTCGAGGGTGGCCGTGTCCCACATGGGGTAGCCGCATCGTCGGCATGGCGTGCCTGGTAGGTGCCTGTCCTTGAGTTCGGCTACCCGCTGGCGGTGTGGCCAGCCGAGGCCACGCTGGGTGGTGGTCAGGGCGTAGGGGGTGCGGCGCCTGCCTGCCATGGGGGTTTCCGCCTCGGTGAGTTCAGGGTTCGGGCCTGGTGGTTCGACGGTTCGCCGGTTCGACGGTTCGCCGGTTCGCCGGTTCGGGGTTGGCTTCCGAGTGGCTTGATGGCCGCTCAGTTCGCTAGCCCCCCCGGGTGGTTGTCAGATTTGAGCCTTAGTGCTAGCGGACGGCCATGTCCATCCGGCACTGGCTTGCGGTGCGGCCGCATACTCGGCAATGCTCGCCAGCACTCTCGCCCGACTCGCGGCGTCATAGCGCTCCTTTGTCAGAGCACGCTCGGCGGCGTCCCCCGACATGATCGCGGCTTCATATTCTGCCTCCGTGACCAGTTCGCGGCGGTACTTCTCAAGCGCGTGCGTGGCGGTAGTACGAGGCATCATTCCTCCATGCCATTCCTCCATGCCGATGTCGTTGCGCAACTGTTGCTCAGTCCGCCGGAGTCGTGGCGTCGTCGTTTCCCACTGCGACCCCGTCGACCTCCACGAGTGTCTTCGCTGCCATCTGCACCAGGATGAAGGCCTGCTCCTGGTCGAAGCCCTCCTTCACAAGCTCCCGGCGGTATCGACCGAGCATGTTTGCGGTGGTGGTCATAGTTAGTCCTCCAGGTGGTGCACGGCGTCATGGGGCTGGTGCAATGCCCGCTCCTCAATTAGACCTCAGGGTGCGGGATGCCGTTGTGGTCACGGATGCTGTGCCGGAACAGGTGCTGTTTCGCATGTTCCTCGGCGACCGCGGCGTGCACGTCTTCGACCGCAGTGCGGTTGCGTTTCGTGGAGGCACCGAGGATGGACAGCAGGACGAGCTGCAGGAACACCGTCGATCCCCACAGCGCGTACTTCTGAGCGGTGTCAGGCAGTAGGCCCGGGAATCCGCCTACGAACGCCAGTGCGGCGAAGATGTAGGCGCATGTCATGGTGCCTACCGCGTCGGATACCTTCGCGGCGGCCCGCTCGTTGAATCGGGCGTAGGCGTTGCTCACGCGCTTGTGTCGCTGATCAGGCTCTCGGGAACCTCGTACGCCCAACAGATGAACTTGCGCAGCCGGTCCATATACTCAGCGTCCTGCTCCGGCTGCACCGGCTGCGGCTCCTGACGCCAGGTAACAAGTCCGCCAGGATTTAGCAGGTCATGTAAGTCCATCACTACTCCCTGCGTGTGTAGCGGCCCGTGCGGGGGCGGGTGCGACAACCAGCTCCGTGTCGTAGTAGCGGGTGTCGTCGTAGCCGGTGATCCGATAGACGTAGTCACCGTTCGTGGCGTGGATGGTGATGCGCTTGCCATCGCACGTCAAGTACGCATGATCGGCGGATTCGACCAGCTCGCGCGAGAACCGAACATGCTTCGTCGGCACGTTGTGAATTTTTGGGACTAGCTCGTCCTTCGTCACGCTAGTGCCCCTTGTGCCTGTGATTGCCGTGATTACCGCCACGGCGGTGATGCGGTGCGTGGTGCACATGGGCACCGTGGCTGACGTGATGCACGTGAGCACCCTTGTGCGCGTGGTGCTTGCCGCGGCGTGCCGCGGACATGTGCTCGCGGGCCACAGCGGAGAACACGACCCCCTTGTGGCCCCCACCTCTGGGCATTGGAGCGCCTTACTGGGTGGCAGGCGGTGCCGATGGCACCTGCGGCGGTGCTGACTGCGACGGCGGGGTGGTTGCGCCACCGATACCACCGTTGACGGCCGGTGCCTGCTGTACGGGTGCGGGGGCCTCACCTGGTGCCGGTGGTTGCACCGGGGCGCCGTTGACGTCGGTGGCCACTGGCGTGGTCGCTGCAGCAGCGGGTTCTGCCGGTGTGGCCGCTGGCGCCTGTGCGGGCTGCGCAGGCGTGCCGGCGGGCTGCTGTGCCGGTGCAGGCGGTGCAGGCGGTGCAGCTGAGGCCGCGTCGCCCCTGAGCCTGGTGAGCATGCTGTCCACGCCACTGAAGTCGAGGTTGGCGGCCGCCGGCTGAGCCTTCAGGCTGGTGATCTCATTCTCCATGGTGCTCAGCAGCGTGTTCTCTTCGGCGACGTCGGCGTTGAGCTGGTCCTGGTCAGACACGATGGAATCCAATCGTTGGGTGATGAGTACGGTTTCGTTGAGGATCAGGTAGAGCAGGAAGCGGTCGTGGTTCACGGTTGCTCCCTCTGTGGTTCAGGCGGGGTTTCGGTGTCAGCCCCGAGGGCCGCCAACTTCAGCACAGCCAGAGCGTCGGCGCCGCGCATCCCGGACGCCCTCACCTCGTACATGGCCTTCGCGAGGTCTTGTGCGGGCCCGCCGACCTGCCCGAGATCCATCACGCCTTCTCCTCGCGTAGTGCCCGCTGCGCGAGCAGTCGGTCGATCTTGTGGTCCTGCTCGTCGTAGGCGGTGAAGCTGCCCAGATCCAGGGCGATGGCGCGCTGCTCCACCGCACGGGCGATCTCGACATCGAGTTCGGGCAGCGTGAGTCTACGGTCCAGCATCACGGCCTCCCTCGGATCAGGTCGAGGACGGCCTGTGCGTCGAACCACTCGCGGTGCCGCCGCTCTGCGTGCCAATTCTGATGGAGGATGGCCATCTCGGCTTCTTCTGTGGTCGGCAGGTGCACCAGGACATACCCGGCCGCGGCGAGGTCTGCGAGCACGACAATCGCGTAGGAGTCGCCCGGGCGAAGCGTCAGGGCTCGGGCAAGCGCATCGGCAGCGTCCATGGAGCGACCTCAGTCGAGGAAGGTGAAGCAGGGAGCGGGGAAGGTCAGGCACCGCGGAGCGCTCACGCGGAAGTGAACCTGACTAGCGCAGCGTCTCACCTGTCAAGTCTGCATGTCAAGTCGAGGGTTACGGTCGGCGCGCCGCACGATGGTTCAGTGTCGCTTCTCAGACACGCCACTCCTCCTGAAAATCGGGATGGTCGGCGTAGACACTGGCCATGGCGCGGCGCAGGTCGCACTGCTCGAGGGTGTGCCTGCCGTCGTGGCCGCCGCAGAGGTCGGAGCCCGCATAGAACGGCGCGTGGTCGTCCAGTATGTGCCGCTTGGCTGCGCACTCGGCCAGGACTCGGGCCGGGTCGTGGCGGGCGATGTGCCGGGCGCGGGCGTGCTCAAGCACCGGGTCATCGGTCATCGATATGCCGCACGCCGTGGGGTTGAAGTCACACTCGTTGGGCACCCCGTAGGTGTGCGACTGGCACACCTCGTCCCAGTCCACGTCCGGCCGTGCTCCGTACACCCCATCGGTGTCGTCCTGCAGCCAGGTGGGGGGGCCATCGTTGCCCACGGCTGCCCGCGCCACCGCCTCATCCTCGCTAATCCTGGCCTTCAGAAACTCCACGATGCTCACGATGACACCTTTCCAGACGCGCGCCGCATGATGGTTCGGTGCTTGGGTCGAGGCACGCTGGACAGCAGCGCGAGCACGTCACCGAGACGGAACAGAGGCGGGTCGTCGCGGTGCAGCCAGTGGTCGGTGATCTGCTCGCCGTGCTGCCATGCCCGGGGGGTGAGCCGTCCGCGTTGCCGCCAGGTGCGCCACGTGCTGTCGGGGATGGTGCGCTCGGTGTAGCTGGCCACCGCGCCGAGCGCTTCCTCCCGCGTCACCAGCGTCTCCGACACCTGCCGCAGCAGCAGCTTCGCCACGTCGCGGGCGTCGTAGGTGGCCGAGCAGTACGAGCAGCGCAGGGTGTCCACGCCGCGGTCGATGTACAGGTCGTGGCGGCATGCACCGCAGGGCCCGGCGTAGACCAGCTCTCGGCGGTCCATGGCCATGCGCGCGGAGGCGATCACGTCGGTCAGGTCGTCGTGGGCTTCGAGCGCTGCGGGCAGTGAGCGCAGGGCGTGGGGTTGGCCGGCGAGCCACAGGGCGCACACCTCGGCGCTGGTGACGGGCAGCAGGGACAGCTCGGCGGGGTGGCGTAGCACGGTGACGGTGCTGCCGTCTGCCTGCTCGCGCTGGTAGGTCTCGCTGCGTTCGTCGAGCACCAGCTGGCGCAGCACGCTGGCCACGATGGCGATGTGCTCGTGCTCGGCGACGACGCGGGCCCAGGTGCTCAGCGTGTTGTTGAGCGCGGCCAAGTGCTTGGCGATGTCGGGGCGCATGGGCATCGGGGTTTCGACGGAGCGGCCACCGTTGCGGCCCGAGGTCATCCGGTCCAGCCGGGCGTTGGCGACGGCCAGGTCGGCGACGACGCCGGGGACGGTTTTGAGCTCGGTAACCAGCGCAGCCGTACAAGGCCGATAGCACAGCGGCAGGCCATCTTTCACTGGCCGACCGCAGGACTCGCACAGAACCTCGCTCACTGGCGTCCCCTACGCGAGCGGGTGGCGTCTATCGCCCACATCGGCGTTGGCGGCGGAACCGGCTGCGTTGCCAGCTCCTGCACTTGAGCAGCGAAGCTCGGCGTCGTCTCCTCGTGCGCCTCCGCCTCCCAGTCGTGACCCGCCACCCACTGGCCCAGGTCAAAACGCTCGGGCTCCACGGAGATGCACAACCCCAGAGGCCGAAGCTCGGACAATCTCAAAGACTCGAGCCGAGAACACGACTCGGCGAACTGCTGCCACATCTGCCTGGCCGCCTGCGTGAGAGCACCCCATGCCTCCTCAACAGCAGGGCGAGGCCACTGATGGATTTCACCCAAGAGCGCCACGTCGCCCAGCGTGCCGTCCGGGGTGCGACGGGGCATTTCCGGCCATCGACCGAACGTCAGGCCAGGCAACTGAAGCGGCCCTTCGGTGTCCGAGCCAGGACAGATCAAGGTGGACAGCCCGTGCCAGTCCAGCCCGCAGCGGCACTCCGGGAAGTCGGGGTCATCGAAGTCGCACCCGGTTTCGGGCTCGCCTCCGCGCAGCTGCTCCTCGACCAGGGCGTCGATCTCGTCGATGACCCGCTGTGCGGCACTCACGCGGTCACCTCTTGGAGCCACTCGTAGCGGCACCAGAGCCAACGCGCGTCCTCCAGCGCATCGTGCTCGCCGCTGGGCTGCTCGGGCAACTTCGGATTACCGAGACGCTGACACTCCT